GAGCATAAAGCAATGACAATCCCTGCATCAGAAATAGTAAAGGTTAATCCGGGCGTACTTGCTGCTGCCGGTGCTGCCGTAGATTTGAATGGTGTTCTTTTGACGAACACAAACTACGTGCCGATTGGCACTGCCGTAAGTTTTACCAGTCCAGTTGGCGTGTCTGCCTATTTCGGGCCTACATCAGCTGAGTACAATGCATCATTAAATTATTTCACCGGCTTCACGAACTGTACAAAAACACCTGGTCTGCTGTACTTCGTTCAATACCCAGCAGCAAATGTGGCCGCTTACCTGCGCAGTGGTAGCTTAGCTGGCATGACGCTTAGTCAATTGAAGCTACTTTCAGGAACCCTGATTGTGACTGTAGATGGCACTGTCACTACATCCACTACGATCACCCTGACATCTGCAACAAGCTTCAGTAACGCAGCAACAATCATCAGCACAGCATTAGGTGAAACTGTCACTTATGATGCGGTGAAATCAGCATTTATCATTTCATCCGGCACAACCGGTGCAAGCTCGACTATCAGTTACGCAACTGGCACGCTGGCTACGGGTCTATTGTTCACCAATGCGACAGGCGCTGTTCTTTCTCAAGGTGCGATTGCGGCTACCCCTTCAGCTTTCATGCAGTCACTCACCCAAATCACCCAAAACTGGGGCGGTTTCTCAACGATGTTTGAACCGAATTTGGCTGATAAAACTGCCTTCTCTGCATGGACTAGCGGCACGAATAAACGTTATGCATACGTCGGCTATGACTCTGATATCAACGCAACCATCTCTGGCACCACTAATACGTGGGGTTATGCACTTGGTGTGAATGATTATGATGGTTCCTTCCCGATTTACGGCAATGTAACTCATGCCGCGTTCGTACTCGGCACAATGGCGTCAATTGATTTTGACCGGCTGAATGGCCGCATAACATTCGCATTCCGCTCTCAAGCTGGCCTGTCTCCATCTGTAACTGATGCGACAGTGGCCTCAAATCTGATTTCTAATGGGTATAACTACTACGGTACGTATGCAACATCAGCGTCGAACTGGAACTTCTTGTATCCGGGTTCAGTTAGCGGAATTTATAAATGGTTCGATTCGTACGTTAACCAGATCTGGCTAAATGCAAACCTTCAGCTTTCGCAGATTAACCTACTGGTAAGCGTGAATTCCATTCCGTACAACCAGCAAGGTTATGATCTGAGTTACTCAGCGGCGATGGACCCAATAAATTCTGGCCTAAACTTTGGCGCAATCCGTACAGGTACAACCCTTTCAGATTCACAAAAAGCTCAACTGCAGATGGCGCTCGGGATTGATGTGTCACAAAACATCATTACTCAGGGATTCTATATGCAAATCGTTCCGGCTACGGCGGCGATTCGTTCTGACAGAACCAGCCCTTCCATCACCTTCTATTACGCTGATGGCGGAGCAATCCAAAAAATCACTATCGCCTCAATCGAAATCCAATAACGGAGCACTAAAACATGGCAACTATTACCTCAGCCAACTCCGTTCTTACGTTGGCGATCACTAATCTTTACACAACACCTCAAACTATTCAGGGCTGGTCGGCTGATGATGCCTTTACGGTTGATGCTGTAGAAACTGGCGAAACTGTAATGGGTATAGATGGGAACTTGAGTGGCGGATTTATCTTTAATCCAGTAAACCAAACCATCACTATTATGCCCGACTCACCATCTCTGAGTATTTTTGAAACATGGGTAAGCGCAGAAGCAATTGCGAGAGAGAAATATACAGCCAATGCAGCTATATCTCTTCCAGCTATCAGCAGGAAATACACCCTTACAAAGGGATTCTTAATTAGCCATAAATCATTTTCTGACGTGAAGAAAACCTTGCAACCCATGCCTTTCGTAATTCGCTGGCAGTCTGTAATTGGAGCACCCTACTAATGGCTCGTAAAATTGCACAGTATGAGGTCAAGGAAGCCGGTCGAGATAAGGGTAAGGTGTTCATCCTGACAGAAATGTCGGCATCACAGGCTGAGCGGTGGGCATTACGCGCTCTGCTTGCTGTGGGTCGTTCGGGGATCGATATTCCAGAAGGCATCGAAAAGGCGGGATTCTCGGCTATTGCTTCGTTCGGCCTGAATCTGGTCATGAAGCTGCCAATGGAAGATGCTGAAATTTTGCTGGATGAAATGTTTGCCTGCATCAAAGTATTGCCTGATCCGAAGCGTCCCGATCTGACTCGGCCGTTAATCGAAGATGACATTGAAGAAGTGAAGACTCGCGTCCAGCTTCGCAAAGCCATCTTTGACCTGCATGTGGATTTTTTAAAAGCCGTCGTGCAATAGACTACGGCGTCCACTTCAGGCCTGAACCGCCCGGCGGCATTGTCGAGTACCTCAACGTTCCAATCCCTATCGCAACCGTGATTTCCTCTCGTATGGCAACTCTCAATGAGCTAGACACTGTTTACGGTGTGTCTGACCTATGGCAAATGCTGGAGATAATCACGGTTGATAATCACAACAAGTTCATTATCAACAAGCCCAAGGACTAGCTATGCCGACAGTAATCGACAGTCTGATTGTTACCCTCGGGCTTGATTCAACCAATTTTCAAAAGGGTGAAAAAGAAGTCGGCGCGGGATTAAAGAAGACTAAAGATGAGTCAACTGATGTCGCCAAAACGATGGAGCAGAACGGCAAGAAGGCAGGCGCTTTCTTTGGCTCAATTCGCAATGAACTGCTGGCACTGATAGGTATCACGCTTTCCCTGAAGGGAATGAAAGACCTCATCATCGGCACTGCCAATAATATGGCTCAGTTGGGGCGTTCTGCTGCCCCACTTAACATGTCTGCGCGCGAATTGGATGCATGGCAGACAACCGCTAAGGCAACAGGTGGCACAGCGGAAGGCCTTACCGGGTCCATGCAGTCTCTCTCAGATAGCATCTACGCCTTCTCAATTGGTAAGGGTGGTACTGAGGCGATCAACACTCTGAATGCGCTTGGTATTGCTGCAGTGGACGCTCAAGGCAAAGCCAAGAGCATGGGGCAAATTTATTTAGAAGTGTCTGAGCAGTTCCAGAAACGTCATCTTTCAATTGGGTTAGCTCGTCAATACGGTGCCGGATTAGGCATGGACGCAGCCACCATCAACCTGCTGATGGAAGGCCCTGAAAAGGTTAAAGCACTCCAACAGGAGATGTATAACCGGTCCGGCGTGTCTCCTGAGGCAGTTGCTCGCTCTCAGAAGTTCCAAGAGACATGGGCGAAGATTGAGCAGACGTTTGAAGGTGTTAGGCAGAAGTTATTCACCGCGCTCATCCCCTACATTGAACAGCTCTTGGGGCAACTAGATAAGTTCGCTAACTGGGTTGCTACGCACCAAAACGAGATTAATAAGTTCTTCAAAGACACAGCAGAAACGATAGCTACTGTTACTGATGCCGTGGGTGGTGTTCAGAATGCCTTTGAAATTCTCCTAGCCTTCGTGGCCCTGAAATGGGCTGCTGGGATGTTGGGTGCGATTAGCAAAGTAGGTAAGGGTCTTGGCGGAATAACATCTCTGGTATCTGCTGCAGGTATTTATGCCACGGTAGCGGCTGGGAATGAGGTCGTTGGACGCACTAAGGCGATGATCAACGGTGAGCCTTACGACCAAATTCAGGGGAATAACGCTGAGCTTAGTGAGTTAGATAAGCTTAAAAGAGCTAATTGGGCCAAGAGTCACCCTGGTGTTCCATATGTCGATAGCTCTCCTCGTGGTATCCGCAATAACAACCCCGGCAATCTTAATTATGCGGGCCAGCGTGGCGCGGAGAAAGAAGGTGGTCAAAACGGTCGTTTTGCCGTCTTCCCTTCAATGATTGATGGCATCGCCGCTTTATATAAGCAGTTGAAGCTGTATGCGGGTCGCGGCATTGATACGATCTCTGAAATCGTGAAGAAGTACGCCCCTGCTGCAGATGGTAACAATGTTGGCGCTTACATCAACTCCCTGATGAAGGCTACTGGTAAAGGAGCCAACGAAGCGCTTAACCCTGAAGACATGGACACAATGGTTAAGCTCATACGTGGGATTGTGAACCATGAGAACGGCATGGGCCATGTTGATGATCGGCAGATCCTAGCTGGTGTTCAAGTTGGTTCCGTTATGTCAGCTACATCTGGCGGTAACACTACTTCAAACAATACCCGCACAGAGACAAACATCCAGAACTTGAACGTAAACACTCAGGCGACAGATGCACGCGGGATTGCGAACGATTTGCCGGGACAGCTTCGCCGCAATAGCCTGATAGCGGCTGCAAACGGAGGTGTGAGCTAATGCCTTTAATTCAGTTCCCTAACGTTCCTGATGTGCTCGGCGTGCCTAATGTGCTTCGCAGTGCATCAGCAAACCTGAACGAGACGAACATCCTCTCCGCCATCTACAGTGGCAATCCATTATCAATAATCGACTCTATCCTCAAGCCCACATGGGGGATATTCACAGCTGATGGAACTGGAAGGGTTATTACTCCTGATTCGGTGATCGGCTTCGAATATCGCGGGGAGGCCAAGATAATGGATTACCCACTTCAGATGGGTGGTTTCTCAACCTATAACAAGGTTCAGGTGCCTTTTGACATTAGAATGCGCATGGTATGTGGCGGGAATATTGCAACTTCAGAAATGACGAGAATGTCCTTCCTGCAGCGCCTTGAAGATATGAAAGTTTCGTTGGACCTGTATCAACTGATAACGCCTGACTTTGTTTACCCAAGCGTCAATCTTGTTCACTTCGACTACTCGCGCACTGCCTTAAATGGCGTGAGTTTGTTGATGGTTGAAGCGTCATTCCAAGAGATTCGAGTGACCGGAGAAGCAACTTACACCAACACCAAATCTGACAGCTCAACCAGTCAGGTTAGCCAAGGTAACGTTGTGCCTGGTTATCCTTCAAAAAATCAACTATCAGCAGCATCAGCGGGGACGAACTAATGCTAATTATTCCAACTGCTGCTGTTGCATCACAAACGTTCAACGTAGTTCTTGGCTCTCAGAGTTGCACTATTAACCTCTACCAGAAAAGCGGGCTTATGTTCTGTGATCTACTGGTTAGTGCGGTGACGGTCATGTCAGGCGTTATTTGCCGTGACCGTGTGAGACTAGTTCGTCAGAAGTATTTAGGATTCACTGGCGATCTGGTTTTCATCGATCAGCAAGGAACATCTGATCCAGTTTATACCGGGCTAGGTACGCAATACTGTTTTTACTATCTGGAGGCAACTGACTTATGAGCTACCAATCAAGGGATATAACGGTAATTATCAAGCTTGCAGATGATGATTTTGGCAAGGGAAATAATGAGCTTAAAGTTGACGGCCTCAGAGTAGAAACGCAAATAAACCAAGAAGGTGGAACGTCTGGGACAACAATGTATGCCAAGATCTATGGCATGAAAGAAGCTGACATGCTCAAGTGTTGTACCTATGCTCAAGATTTTCTGAGAATAAAATCCATCGAAGTAACCATTCTGGCTGGTGATTCGATTAGTGGAATGTCTCAGATATTCCAAGGGACAATTACCGATGGGGCCATTGAATACAATGAAACTCCATCTGTACCTTTAGTTATTCAGTGTAGAACTGGCTATTTGCAGCAACTCTATCCAGTTCCGCCAAATAGCGCTGCGGGTCGTATGGATGCAAAATCCATGATCAAATCACTAGCGGAGGGGGCAGGATTTAGTTTTGTTGGTGATGGGGTTACCGCTGGTCTGCAAAATCACTATTCTTATGGCTCCGCAATACAGCAAATCAAAGATATAGCTAGAGCGACCGGCATTGGCTTGGATATATCAAATGGAGTTGTGAGGATTTGGCCCTCAGGGCAATACGCTGATGACCATATGGTGGAACTATCCCCATCAAAAGGATTAATTGGGTATCCAACACCCATAGCTACTGGATTTATTGTTAATGCAGAGTTTACACCTGACATGTCTCGCGGAAGGAAGTGCCGCCTAACTAGCTCAATAGCAAGAGCGACAGGTGATTTCTTTATTCAAAACGTAACACACATTATCAGTAGTCAGAATCCAGGTGGACCATGGATGACTACCGCGCATTTAACTGCTAACCCTACGGTGGGTGTCTAATGTCCTCTCCAAGCCTTAAATCACCCACCTCATCGGCAAGTGAAGCAAATTCACTTGAATTCTTCATCAGTCAATTCGTAAACAGGATATGGACATCAACCATCGTTGTTGTGACTAGCGTCAGTAATGCAGGAAATCTTGCAGGTGCCGGGACTGTTAGTATTCGGCCATTAGTCGGGCAAATTGATAGTGCTGGCAAGGTATACCCATTCACCACTCCAGTTTATGACGTACCTTATTTCAGAGTTCAGGGCGGCGCTGATGCGATTATCTTGGATCCAAAGATTGGCGATATCGGCTTAGCAATATTTGCCAGTCGTGATGTTACTGTAGCGAAAAGCACAAAGGCTGCATCTCCTCCAGGGTCGAATAGAAATTTTGATATCTCTGATGCCTTCTACCTTGGTGGATTTCTGAATGGAACGCCTAATCAGTATGTACGATTTAGTGCTTCTGGCATGGAGTTGGTATCTCCTACTAAGGTGAAAATCTCTGCTCCAATAGCTGAAATTGACGCTCCGAGCATTATTCTGAACGGTGCGGTAACTCAAGGCTCTGGAAGTAACGCAGGGACTGCAACATTTACCAATGGTGCTACAACGCCACAAGACT